TCCCCCAGCGACTCACGAGGAGAAGCCACAACCACAGGTAGAGGAGGAACATAGTAGTCGCCACCACTGCTGCCAGCTTTAGCTGGACGTTTCTTTGCTCCTGCCGTTGTAGCCATGCTGCTTCCCGCTTTTTTGCCTCCTGCTTGAGTCTAGCTTTTTCCTGTTCCTCTGAGATGACCTGACGCATCTCATAAGTTTGCGAATACAGATCAGCAAGGCCAGGTGTCTGGTACACCATGATCTCCCTGATGGTTGTCGATAACTCCTCCATCTGCTGCCTGCACATCACGCGATTCATCGCGCTTTCCATCATCTGTGCATTGCTGATGCTGGGATCGTAGACCTTGGCCTTCTCCTCCTCCTCGCGCAAATATGCGTTCAGTTGATCCTGCAAAGCCCAAAACTTACTGAGCTGCTTGATGATGTCGGCCATTGCCTGAGTCTCATCATAGGCAACGAACTTTTCCTTCTTTTTCGCCAAAGGCTTGGACGTGGTGGCTGCTGGCTTTGGAGCAAACAGCTTTTGCCACCAAGACTTGGCGGCCTTGGCATCCCCGATGACTTCATCGACTGTGCTTTTGACTTCAAGAAAACTTGTCTTGGCCTCACGGTACAGCGAGCAAAGCTCAGTGATCCCCTTAACGCAGGCGTTGGCAGCGAAGAGGAGGCTGATCGGATCAATTTCACGCGCCTATCAGTTTGTTGACAATCGTGCCGACAAAGCCTGGCCCCAACAGCACCGCACCAATTACGACATAAAGCAAATACTCAATGCGCGTCATGCGTCTATCGCCTTCGACAAAGGCTTTCTCAATGGCGGCATATCTCTCAGCGCAAACTGCTTCATGCACAGCAAAGTCCTTTTCCACCTCGTTCACCAAGGCACTCCAGTGGCAGTAGTTGGATTCTTCTGTGCTTCAATTTGTGCCGCCAAAGAAGCCTCAACAGCGTCCTTATCCACACCATTTGCCCAAATCCAACCTAACACGGTTTCTTGTGTCAACTGGTTATAGGCAACAGTGGGAGTGCCATCAGACCATGAGCAGGTTGCATAGGTGGATGCTGAGTAGTCACCATCAACTGCTGTGGCTTGCCAGTGGGCAGTGGTTACAAATCCATCAGAGGTTTGACGGTCAAGTTGGGAGATTGTCCAAGTAGTTGTCATGCTTGCTCCAGTGCTGTGATGCGGTCAGTCAGGGTGGTGATGAGGGCTTGTTGTTCTTGTATGGCTTTGACCAGTGTTGGAATCAAGTTGGCATTGACAGCTTTGTATGGCTCTTCACCTTCTGGTGCAGGGTCTTTCCACTCCTCAACCATGTCAGGAAACACAATCTCAAATTCTTGAGCAATAAAGCCACGAGCATCTTTAATGTCTGCGCCTTTGCCTTCTTTCCAATCAAACTTGCGTGGCTGAAGCGCCATTACTTTTTGAAGTCCATCATCTAAGTCACGAATGTTTTCTTTCAATCGTTGGTCTGAAATGGCTGTGATGGTTGTGTTTGTTGCAAATACAGTTCCACCCATACCAACATAAAAACGATACGCTCCTGCACCCGAAGAAAAAACGTGAAGGGTTTGGACGGCGTCAGTTGTCGCTGCGCGTGTTGAGTATGTTTGACCGTCTGCCCGCAACTCATTTCCAACAACCGTATTATTAATTGCAGTTTTCCCGACCAACAAATTCCCACTCGCATCCAGCGTCATTGCTTGTGTCCAACTGATTGCGTTACCTGCTGTGCCAGAGGGGGCGGTGAACCAAGCAAAACCGCCAGTGCCGTTATCGTCGTTCAAGGCAAAACGAACCGCTGGAGCAGTGTTCAGATACTTCCAGCCACTATCAAAATAAGCATTCCGTAAGAAGTGCAGGTTGTATGTGTTGCTTTGTGCCGCAATCGAACAACCATATTGAAATTGGAGCGCCCTTGGAACAACGCCAGCCCAAGCACTAGGCGTAACACCTAAACCCATGTTGCCGCTGGAGTCGATACGGGCGCGTTCTGTGGCGTTGCCTGTGCTTGAGCCTCCACTTGTGTAAAACGCTAAAGAAGTCAGCGTATTTCCTGAAGCCTCGCTAAGTGCCTGAATTGCTGCGTGTTGGTTTGTGCTTGAAAATCCGTTTGCCACAGAGAATGAAATTCCACATCCATTACCTGTTCCTGTAGTGCTGTTGTAGAGCCTCATTCCAGCGTTGTTTGCCGCCGTTACAGTCATGTCTAATTTATAAGCAGGAGAAATCGTACCAATACCTACGCTGCCTGAGCTATCAATTCTCATAGCCTCCACACCGCCTTCAGCAAAAGCAATCGTGTCAGCCGCAGGGAAGAAGATGCCGGTGTTGGTGTCGCCATCGTTTGTAATGGATGGTGTTGATGCAGAGCCATCAGCAAACTCAACAGTCGCACTGCCAGTAACAGTCAAAGTTCCAGCCACAGCCAATGTCTTGCCAGAGCCGACATTCAAGCCAACTGAAGTGCCTGTGCCAGCAGCCGCAAAGACAGCGTCAACACTGTCTAAGTCTGTATTGATCTTGGTCCCCCATGTGTCAGTACTTGCACCGACTTCGGGCTTTGTAAGTAAAAGGTTGGTTGTCGTGGAATCTGCCATGTTAAATCTCCTATGCGGCCTCTTGCCAAGTGATTGAATTGTCTGCTAAATCCGTCCAAGTTTCTGATGAGTCCGAAACAGGTGTCCAGCTCTCAGATGAATCAGCAACTGGTGTCCAGCTTGCAGATGTGTCTGAATCTGGCGTCCATGTCTCGCTGGTGTCTGGAATGGCTCCCCAGCCAAAGCCAATCATCACACCAACAGCACAGATGGACTCAACGCCGGTGATCCCAATGGATACGACATTGCCAACAGTGCCAACAGATCCTGTGCCTTCGACGCCAGTGATGGCTTGGAACGAAATAACCTCTGCGCCAACCGTCCCAACAGCGCCGGTTGCGGCATTGCCGGTGATGGCCGTGGTGCTTGTGACGCCAACCGAGTCAACGGCGCCAGTCGCGGCATTGCTAGCCAGGTCAACTGCCCTGGTAGCCGTGACGCTGCCAACCGCCAAGGTTGACGCATTGCCGGTGACGGCATTGGTTGATTCTGCTAAAACCGATCCAACAGCACAGGTGGACGCATTGCCAGTGATGGCAATTGAGACAGTCAGCCCGACTGTGCCCACATTGCCTGTGGCAATCGTTCCATCTTCTTGGATTGATCGGTCTGCTAGTAAATTGCCAACCGCCAAGGTTGACGCATTGCCACTGATAACGACATTGCCTATGCCGTAGACGCCAAGCCCGTAATAGCCTGTTCCATATGCAGCCATGCCGCTGCCCCTGCTTTAAGCCAGCCTGATCAGGCCAGTGCTTGCATCGTTGGTCGGCATAGTCAGGGTGAATGTCCCAGCAGTCACGGTCTGACTGCCAAATGTGTGGACGCTGACTGCCTTGTCTGATTGGGTCGAGTTATAGATCAGGACCGCATCAAATGCTGTTGACAATGTGACAGATGAATAGCTGATGCTGGCGCTTGGCGTCACAAAAGCTGTCGTGCCACTGGTGCTTGGTGGCGTGCCAAATGTCACTGTCACGCCGCCTGCGGTGTAGCCTGTGCCTGTCACCTCGCCTGTGGAGCTGTAGGCCGTGGTGGATGCGTTGACGGTGGCAGAGGCCAAGTACAAGGCGGCCTTGAATGTGTCGGCGGTGGTCGCTGCGCGAACAACACCAGTACCGAAATTGTGGTGGCCGACCAGCAGCTCGCCTTTGAAACTCGTACACATCGCTTGTGTATTGGCCATGGTTTATTCCTTAAATTTGTTGACTGATTCCATCAGCAAAGACACTGCTTTTGAGAGCCATGTGGACAGACCGATGCACCATCTCGCCATCCAACCAATACTCTACCCAGCTCGTTGTCTCGGTATCGTTGTCGAGAGAGCCTTCACGCTTTTCAAGCAGTGACTCGTCCATCTCGCCCTTGGTGGTGGTAATCATCATCCAAATGTCCTTGCTCTTGCCAAAATCGCACCGCCCGATGTAGAACCGCGATCATCTGCAATCTGCAACTGATCTAGTCCTGCCTGGTAAAGCGATGACCACACTGGGATTCTCGCATCGTCTTGCAGGTATGGCGCGGCCTGCAACAAAGCGCCGTAAAGATAAACGTCAGGCGCTTGTGTCAGCAGCCAGTTGGTTGCCACTATGGATGACAACTTTGTCAACTTGGCGTAATAGACCAGCTCTGCCGTGTATGCGCCATCAGGAATTGGAAGCAATCGGAATTGGTTTCCAACCACCGAAAAATACAGTGGCTTACCGCTGGACAAGTAGGTGGTGTTGGCCAACTGATCCATGGCGTCAATGGTTTGAAACGTCAGGTTGGTCACTGGATTGGTGTTGATCTTGATGGCCTTGGCCTCCAAGAAGTCATCAGGCACAGTGCCATATTCAGCCGCAGCCGCAAATGACGCATTGGCTCGCACAATCATCTGGCGGGTGCGAAGCTGGCGCTCGATCTGAGCCTCTGCCAGGCTGATGAAGTCGGGAATGGTGGACGTCAAATCCTGCCGGTTGAGCCAGTCAGCCAGCGAGGTTTTGAGTTCGTTGTATGTCGTGAGTGCCATTAGACTGCCTCTTTTTCCATCTCTTCTTTGACGATCCAAGTGTGTTCGTGTCTGAATTCAAACGTGCCAATGTGGCCGATCTCTTTCGAGACATCATGGTCAATATACACCTTGTAGCCCAGCTCCTGAGCCTTCTTACAAAAGAAGACATCCTCGCCCATGTAACCGCGAGTGCCAGTCTGCCAAGGCATGTCAAACCATGGCTCAGTCATGCCCTCAAAGACACCGCGCTTGATCAGCATGATGCCTGTTCCGACAGAGCCAATCTCTTCCAAGCCTGTTGACTCTGGCATGGTGTAAACCTGTTGGCGCTTGCCGTTCTCGTCATAGTTCTGCGCAGTGGGTCCTGTTGGCATACGGCGCCGTGCGCAGTTGGCCGCCACGATGTCCACATCATGCGCCAGCAAACGCTGGATCATGTCCTGTGGGAATGTCATGTCGGAATCAATGAACAGGATATGGCTGCATCCTTCGCGCATCGCATCCAAGCAAAGATCAGCACGCTGATTCTGAATCAGTGTGCCTTGCAGGATCTTCAAGCTCACAGCGTCAGTGGTGTTGAGCGTGTGGTACGCAACAAGGTTAACCATACAGTAGGTGTAATTGGTATGGACCATATCCCGCGCTGGGGTGCAGACTGCGATGTAGTTCATACTTTTCCTGGTCGGACTCGGAAGAATTTGTTGTCGGCGTCGTTGAGCCATTTCTTCATGTAAGCCTCGTCATCGATCTTGCCCTCGGCCTTCATCTGGTAGTACAGGGACTCAGGGATGCTGGCAACGTGATGCCATTCGCCTTTCCATGTAGCCTTCTCATCAATGGCGGCCAAGTCGCGTTTGTTGGCCTCAATGACGGCAGAAATGTCCTGAGAAGTCTGAATCGTTGCCTCATCAGTGTCTTCGTTGTAGTGCCAGGTGCGGGTGATCCCTTTGTCGGGGTTTGCATCAAGAAATCGTTTTTCCATGTAAGTAGGGGGAAGATTTCTCCTCCCCCTTCCCTCTTAAGTGATTAAGAAGTAGCCAAGTCAGCACACAAGCCGTGTGCGTTTTCGGCCAAGACCTTGTGACCGAATTCGATCAACAACATGCGCTTCTCAGCGTCACCAGTCTTCGCCAACTCAACTTGTTGGTAAGGACGCAGGACGGTCATCTTTGCGTACTCAGGGTCGATCACCCATGCATCGCGCTCGCGCTGGAAGCGGTTGGCGATCACAGCCACGTTGCCGAAGTCGGAGACGTAGATGTCAACTGCACCGATCAACACGGCAGGCTTCTCGCCGCCATTGATGTTGAAACGGCTGGAGGCGATACCAGAGAAGCCAGACACGCGCTGCTTGTTAACAGGACCGCACATCAGGATCTTTGGAGTGCCGCCCTGTGTCCACACCTTTTGAATCACATTCTTGAGAATGGTTTCAGTGAAAGTGCGCACGTTGCCGTCACTACGCGCATTGTTTGGCAATGTGGTGTAGCTTGGGTCAGCGCCGTTGGT